CTCTGTGCCTATTGTGATCTAAAAATAATTGCTGGTTGTGTTCTAATTTTTCTTTTATCGACATATAATCAACATCATTTGTTAATTGATTTAACACCCCGTCAAATCTTTGTTCATGTTCGCTTATACTGTCAAACGAATAATCAAATATTTCGTCATACATTTCGAAGTCAAATGCTTGTTTTAAGTTAGCATGATAGTTTTTGTCTGCTATACAAATAAAAGGATGACAGTTAAAAATTGGCTTCATTGTTTTTTCTGTTGTAAAAAAGGTATTCTCAAAGTTATGTAAAGGCATAGGTCCAGCAGATGCGTCATTTTTTGCTGAACTTTCTGTAACCAAATTAAAATAAGTTTTTAAAAACCAGTTTCTATTAAAAGTATTATCCCATGTAACTCCGTCATCATTATTAGGCACATCGTCTTTTAATAATATTGTGGGATATTTTCTAATTATATCTTCTCCAGCCATTCGATTTATAAAACTAAATATTGCTTCATCTAGTAAATTATTATCTTGTACATAATCATACACATATCTTCTGCTATCTCTATTAACACCATTAAGGCAAAGAAACGATTTCTTACTGCTGTTGATGTGCTCTTGAAAGGATATTGGTCGAACTTTATATTCTTGCGTGAATAAAATATATGATTGTAATACAAAATATGGTATAGCAATTACATTATCAAAATAGTCATGCTGTTTCATATTTAAATCTGCTGTTAATAATGTTGTAGGAGATGTAATATGGCAATGATGAAACTTCATTACGTTAGCCTCGTACATTGCGTCAATTAATACATGGATGTTATTATCATTTACATATTCTATATATTCTTTGAATTCTTTTGTAGGATTATTATTTAGACCGTTAAAAATTGGTTTGAAGCCTTTATCCAAATGCTCTTTAAAATGATCTAAAGATGTTGCGTCTATGATATTACAAACATTAGCAACTAAATTATCTATTTTAATTAATCTATTAAGACATGTACCGCCAACTGCTATAAAATTATACATTAGTAACCAATGTGTCTATGATTGCTACACTTCTTTCATGGGCAGGTTTGTTATATATACTACCATATGAAATACTAGATGTGTTTGGCAAAAAAGGCGATAGTTCATCTGTGGTTGCTATAGGACCAAATCCAATTATGTCGACACCCATATCAAAATATTTGTCGCTATCAATTAATTCTTTGTATGTACATTGTTTATAAACATACGAATCTATATTATGTAGTTGGTTTACTATTTCCTTTGTCACACTTACATCTTCGGGTATAATAATACCAGCAACAAATTCTGCTGATTGCTCACAGTGGTCTATTATGCCTTGTATATCTAACACATTATCTTTAACATTTACTGCTAATGCTACTGTTTTAGATTGTTCTAACGCATTAATAGTATCCATCTCACAGTTGTTAGTAGTTATAATACAGTCTTTGAAATATTGCATTTGGTGTCTATGCGATTCTCTCATAACAAGAATACCGCTTAGTTTATCTGTAAAACTATCATATGATTGACAATCTATATTAATATATTTAGACCATTGTAAAAAATTTTCTATAGTCTGCTTGTATTCAATACTATTATTGCGACAATACTCAATAGGTATTAATATTTCTTGGTCATTAAATAATACAACAATATTGTCTGTGTTTAATGTTATTGTGTTAGTAGTTTTTACTTTTTGATCATTTGTAATGGTATACGGAAACCATTTAAAAAACGTACTAAAAATACTGTAAGATGTCTCATCTAAAGAAACCCTTACTATATCGTCTTCTGTAAGGTGATCTGAAATTGACTTGTTGAATGTGTCAATCAGTGAACGAATTGTCTCTATAGAGAGATGTCTTCCATCCCTGCTGTTCTCAGTTTGACTATGTGTCCGATTTGCCATTGTTTTGTGTCTAATCCTTTCATAATACCTAGATATTGATTTCTTAACAGACTAAATTGATTTGCCAATGATGTCAAATTAACAACATCGTCATCGCCGTCGACGTATTTGTCAGCATCTCTACTTGTTAATGTTCTGTTATAACTTTCTAAAAAGTTTCTAAATACCTTACTACGAGTTTTTCTAAGTTGAATATTAATATGTTCTAGAATTGCTTCAATCTCTTGT